CAAAACTATATTTTATTATTATTATTATTAAATCCATATACATACTTTCAAATCACATAAGATTCCTGCCCTTTTAATCTTTTGCCGAACGCCGTGAATTTAAAAAAAATCTGCGATAATTACGCCCAAAATTACCCAAATCTTTTTTTTATTTTTTTTTTATTTTTTTTCGTGAAACTTATTTAGAACCTTTCCAAACTTTTCAAATAGTAATTTTTTATTATTGGTTAGCCTATACATTTTTTCCATATCTATCAGCCTGAAACCCTCCGCCTCCTCATATTTCATTAAACTACCATCAACCACAACCATCTCATCATTAAAACCAAATAATGATTTATGAAATTTATTAGGTAGGTGAGAGCAATAAACTCCTCCTTTTTCTAAATTTTTAGTATTTCTAAAACGACCATAAGGAGTAAATTTAGTTTCCCATCCATAACAATCATCAGTTATTACTTGATATAATCCATAATTATCCTCAGCCATTAAATAACTTTGTGCGTGAGCCATTAACACAGTATCAACGCCTACACATTTTATTTCTCCAACATAACAATCAAAATGTATAGCCAAACACGACGGACTACATAAATATTAATTAATTTCGCCACAAATGTCTTTGGGTAAAGGTAATTTAACCATTTTATCTTATTTTATTCTTATTATTATCTTAGACTAATTTGAGGTTCATTTTTTTAACCTTTTAATATTTTACTAACTAAAAAAATCTAATAACTCACGAACATAATCATCTATATTAAAGTTTTTAAAAAACCAATCCTTTCTATGTTTATTAAAATAATTTATATATAATAATCTTTCATAATCTTTTGATTTTTTATCAATATAAATATAATCAGTATCAAGTTCATAATCCTCCTCCATATATATATTTGTTATTTTAATCTGCTTTCAGCAACTTTAAAAATATCATCATCTTTCTCAATACCAATAAATTCTCTATTCATTTCCTTACAGGCAACTCCTGTTGTTCCTGAACCCATCGTCGGATCTAATACAATATCTCCCTCCTTTGTATAATATTTAAGTAACCATTTAACTAATTCAGTAGGTTTTTGTGTTGGATGTTTTCCTTTTTCACTTTTTATTTCCAAAATAGTATTTGGTAAAGGAGGCTCATATAAATGACTTTCCTCACCTTTCGCACCCAATTTAGGATTATAGGCTCTAAAGTTTTCTTTTTTCTTTAAATATCCTTTGCCGTAATTTTCCTCAGTTTTTATAGTATTTCTTGGGTTGATAACTCTATTTTCATAATCCTCATTTTTTATAACTGATGTTGGTAATGGTGGCTCATATCTACCACCATTAGTTTCATTTGTAATTTTCCCCTCACTATTTTTAAATCTTATTTTTTTGTTTTCAGCACCATATAAACTATTACTTTCAAACTCTGTTTTTATAACTGAGGTTGGTAGTGGTGGGTCATATTTTTGTTGATGGTCTTTCTTATCTTTAGATATTTTAATCCTATTTTTTTTACCTCCACCATAAACATTTTTATCAACATCATAATTACATATAGAGGTTGGTAAGGGTGGGTCATATTTACTTTCTCCGTTTTTTCTCATTAAATCAGGTCTATCAATCTTTCCATAACAACTTTCATCATCTACTTTATATTTAGATGTATCTCTCTCTTCTAAAAATTTATGTTTGTGATGTAATTTGATATTTTCTGTATATATTTTTGGTAACTTTCTATAAAATACATAAATCATCTCGTGCTTTTTCATAGGCATTTTCTTAGCATTTAAAAATCCACAAGGAGATGATTTAATCCAAACTAAATCATATCTAAAATTCTTTTTATTAGAATTTATAAGTGATACCCCAAATTTTGTTGAACAGGTAAAAACTATTGGTGATTCTTTTTTTGTAATCTTATTAATTATTTTCCAAAATTTCTCAAGGTCAATTTCACAATCCCATGAACAAGATGTTTGTCCATAAGGTAAATCACAGAAAACAAAGTCTATGCTTTCAGATTCAAATGTATTCATAATATCAAGACAATCGTTATTGTATAACTCCATTATATTGATATTATATATTTTTTAAAATGATGCTGAACCTACAGCCGTTGATGTTGTTTGCTGAATACCACCAGTTATAGCAGAATGATGATTACTATTCAAAGATTGAATTGCCTGATTATGTTGAGCCACTTGTTGGTCGTATTGAGCCTGAGCCTGTTGTTCCGCTTCTTTCGCTTTCTTTTTCGCTTTATGTTTTGCTTTCTTTTCTTTTTTTTTATCTACAGCATCCATAATTGGCGCAATTGATGCTCCACCAATTAATAGACCAGCACCTATTATATCAGCAAATGGTATTGCTTGTAATGCTAAACCTGCTGTTTCTAATGCTGTAGCACCAGCCTCAACACCTACCTCAGTTCCTACTGCTACACCCTCAGCAGTAGCACCAGCACCAGCCTCAGTAGCAGTAGCACCAGCACCAGCATCAACACCTCCCTCCGCCTCTGTAGAACTTACTCCATATTTATCAAAAATTGCTCCTGCTCCCTGTCCACCTGTTTGTTCTGCTAAAACATTTGTTGTTGGTAATGCCGATGAACCCATAGCAGTCATTTCTGTTCCCTCTGTGGCGAACATTCCCCCTGATTCAGCAGTAGTTGATGTATATCCTGTTGTAGCCAAATTACCAGTTTCAGTATAAGTTCCTGTTGATAAAGCAGTTGTATCAGCACCTTGAGATGCTACTGTTTGTCCTGCGAATTGTTCTGTTGTAGCACTTTCCTCACCTAAACGAGGAACAAACTCCTCTGCCTCCTCAGATCCCTCAGCAGTAGCACCTAATCTTATACCACCAGCAGGAATACTTGTTTCAAATACTGGAACTGCTGAACCTGATGATATTGGGTCAGCAATTATACCACCATCCTCTCCTACTGTTGATGTAACTGTTGTATCTGTAATTCCTGGAGCATCTGTAGTTGCTGTTCTCATGGACATCGCTACTGTATCCTCACCTAATTCACCTACATTTCCTGTTGCTGTGTTGGCCTCTGCTCCTGCTCCAGTAGTAGGATTAAAAACATCTGCGGTAGAAGCGGATGAACCCATCGCAGACATTTCAACTGATTCTCCACCAGCACTTGCCGTCATAGATTCTAATGGGGTCGCTGATGTTTCGGCTGTTTCTCCAGCAGTTTCTCCTGCTGTTTCATCTGCTGTTTCATCTGCTGTTTCTGATTTTCCAAAAATAGCATCTTTTGTTTTTGTAGCCAAATCAAATGCTTTTTGCCTACCTAATATTAATGTTCCAGCAGATGTTGCCCCTGCTGAATAATCTCCATTTTGAATTGCCTGACCTAAGGCTTTTGATTCAGCCAATTGTTCTGTTTCCGATTGATTTAACTGGCTACCAACCATTTTTTGAGTTAAAACATCATAATTTGCTGATTGAATACTATTCAAAGCATCTATAGCATTATATATTGTATAATCATCCATATTGATTCCAGCATTAGCATCCTCAATATAACTCAAGTAATCCATTATATATATTTAATATAAATTAAAAATATATATTTTTTTCAAACTATCTAAATAGTGTAACACCACTTGGAGTAATTTTAATTACATTCTCTGAGTATAAATAATTATTAACAGTCATCGTTTTAGATATAGCAGTTCCTGATGTAGCCTCAAGAGTTAGTGATAAATTTTGATTTTGGACGTTAAATGTAGAATTTAGTGTTCCAAGAGGGCGACCTACAAAAAATACCTTTTTCTTGTAACCATCTCGGTAAGCATCAAAAGAACGGAGTTTATCCAAAGAATATTCAAAACTATCTTTTTGAGATGATAGTAGTTCTTGACTCAAACTTGGACGATAAGTAGCATTATCCAATCCTGACTGAACTCGTGTAGTATCCACACCCAAAGATGGATGACGAACACCTGAATAAGTGTAAAAATATTTAGTCATATGGAGAGGTCTTAGTAAATCACAATTAGTAAATGTTGAAAAACTTGTAGTTCCTGGTGCTGTTGGAACACTTAAAATACTACGTGCTTTTGTATTAATATATGGTAAATTGAGTTGAACGACCGCCTCACCACTTAATACATTTGTTCTCAGAGTTTCAAAAACATTAATTGGAAAATCCATACCCTCTCCACTTTGAATAGCGGACATCATCGCACTAATGTATGATGGGGGTGGTGTAACTACTGTAACATCCATACTAACATTATTCATAGTATATTGAACGTCAGTATTTACAACAGTTTTAATTGTATTTCCATCATCAATATAACCACCAGCCGAAATTGTTGTCGGATCAAAAGCGGTAGTCAATTCAAGCATAATAGTAGCCTCTTGGGGTCTATTATATATAGTAGCAGAACCCTCAAGTGTAGCACGACGATTATATACACTTGTAAGAGCATCGGCTTTAATGCTTTTAATGAGAGAACCACCAGGAATAAATACATTAGGAGATAAAGCAGATGTTTCCATTTGAATTGATGTTCCTGCTAAAAATGGCTGTGAATTAATATCAAATGGATTTCCATTATACGGAGATTTCCATTTTATAGGTATTTTTGTAAATACAACATTACCAAGAGCATTTGTGGTATTACCAGCCGATTGTAGGCAAAGTGGAGCATTATTAGCACCAGCACCAATTGGAGATGCGAGAACACAAAAATTAATAAAAAAGTTAGCATTTGCTCCAGCATCATAAGACGCACCACCATTTGTAACAACCCACTGTGTAAAACCAGCATTTATAGCACCAGTAATAGTATATGGGGCAAGGGCAAGATTAAAAGCAGTTGTTAGGGTATTGGGTGTATAAAGACCCTCAGGAATAAGAATTTGTGTTGCTGATGTTCCTGTTCCATCCGCTACAATATCATTAAATCCTGGCGTAATTTTGATTAATGTAGCATTCGGATCATTACCAAGAGGAGTAGCAAAGAAAAAGTCACCAAGTTTAGTTTCCTCCAAAATATCATCAGAGTTTAGAATGGAAAAATGTGAACAGGGATGTAGCAAAAAACGTATATTTAGGCCACCTATGCTACTTAGTGGGACTATTCTATTATTAGAACGACCACCTGAACCTATAAGAGCCGAGAGGCGAATCGGCAAAAGTATTTTTTGTGTTTGGAAACTATGAGGAGAACCATCAGTAGCAGTAATATCATTACCATTATTAGTTTGAGATGGAACAACCGATGGATTTACAAAACCAGTAGGATTTTCAGCATCACGGCAATATGCCTCAGTAAGTTGCCTCATATTGAATTCTCCATCTTGAACTTGCTCGTCCGCTCCGTTATCGTGCGAATAAAGGACACCTTGTAAAACATCATAATCTAAAATTTGTTCTAATACAGTTCCATCCATACTTGTTATATCAATCTGGCGAATCATTCCTGCTAAACCAGTTGATGCTTGAGGTCTTAGATTTTGAACCTCACCACTTGTTTTATAGGAAAATTCAAAGTTGAGAACAGTATCCTCAGCATTAATAAATCCTAAAGTTCCTGGTAAAGCGAACTCCACAATTGGTGTGCTTGAACCAGTAGATTCAAAATTTAAACCATTCTTACTAACCACACTAATAACAGTTTGGGGCAAATATTGTTTGTCTGAGGCACTAAAAACATCCATTTATATATCTACACAAGATTATTTTAAATTTATTTTTTTCTACAAATAAAATAAAAATGATGTGTGATATTATGTTAAGATAAAAAGGCTTAAACAAAAAATATATATCTATAGATATAGGATGAATATGTTAAAAGAGGAATTTGATAAAGTTGTATTTCAAGTAAATCAAATGTGGGAGTTTAGAAACTCTATTGATTCGGCACATCATTTAACTGAATCTACACGCAAAAATTATTTACAAAATTATAAAAAACTAAAAACAGAAATTAATAATAAAATCACGGATTGTAGCGAACAATTTATTATTAAGACTTTAAGGAATTTTGATTGTTCTCCTAAAACTAAGAGTAATATGTTGTGTGTAGTATTAATGATTCGCAGATACTTTAAACTACCTGTAGATAAACTCTTGTTTTACAGGGGATACAAGAATCAAAATAATGATATTATGGGAGGTGAATTATGGCTACAAATGAATAATCGTAAAGTTCAGCAGAAAATTGATACCGATAAAGATTTACCTAAAAAACAGGAACTTGTTACATTCTGCTATAATTTATACAAACAAAAAAAATATGTAGATTTCGTAGTTAATTATTTACTAATCAATTATGGATTCCGCAATAAAGATTTAAATATGATATTAACAAAAGACAAAAAAGTTATTTCAAAATCTATGAAAAATATTAAAAATTATACAGATAATTATATTTACCCCACAAAATCATATGTATGGTTGATTGTTAATGATTATAAAACAGCCACAACCTATGGTAAAAAAAAGATTATTGTTCGTAGTAAATGGATAGTAAATGCTATTAATAAAATTATGGAAAAACAAACTAAACTATTAATTAATCCTATTGAAAAAACTGATGTTCCTGCTGATTGTATTAGTAGAGTTATTATTGATATGACTTATAAAAAAATGGGAGAAACTAAATATTTTAAGACTATTGTAAAAGATATATTTGATAGTTATAGTGATATTGAAGATAGGAGGAAAATGTTAAAACTTTATAGTGAATCAAGGGGGTCTTGCGTAGAAACAATTATTAATAATTATGCTACTGGAATACCAATTTAAACAACTGGAATAAATAATTGTGGTTTCTTTTTCATTAATTCTAATATTCTAATATGTTTATCATAACTTGATAAACATTTTACTTTTCTTTTTTTGGGAGGGAATGAGGGAACTTTATTTATATTGTAAATCTCGTTAAACTTATGGGTGTTATCCATTCTTATTATTTTTTATCTGTTATAATACCCTTATATTAGGTAATTAATCATTTTTTTCATTTATCATATTTTAGATATTCTATCTTTTGATAATTTAACATAATCCTCATTAATTTCAAATCCTACACAATTTCTATTTAGTTTTTTACAACAATAAGCAGTTGTTCCACTACCCATATAACAATCTAAAACTAAATCATTTTCTTTTGTAAATGTTTCTATAATATGATTACATACTTTCTCAGGCATTACTGCGTTATGACCTTTATATGATGATACACTTTCATTTATAATATTTAATTTATGTCCTTGATTTTTATATTCAATATGAGGTGTATTACTTAACACAAATATATATTCAAAAGCATTTGTTAATCTATTTCTTAATGGTATTGGATTTTTCTTTACCCAAATTAATATATCAACAATAAAATATCCATATTTTTCTCGTAATCTATTTATAATATCATATGGTCGCATAACCCCAGTTTCAGCATATGAAAAACCGAGATTTATACATACAATTCCACCATCTTTTAATTTTGGTTTTATATTTTCAAATACATCCATAATATTGTATAATGGTTCAGGAAAATCTGTTGTGTAATGAAAACCATTACCTCTTTGATATTTTTTACCAGTATTAAAATATGGCGGTGATGTGATTACACAATCTATGGTTTTATCATCTATTTGTTTTATTAATTCTACATTATTTCCACATCGTAAATCAATCATTATATTATTTAAAGGTTATAATATTAAAATATAGGCGAATATTCAAAACTATATTTTATTATTAGATTATTTGATTCTATATACATACTTTCAAATCACATAAGATTCCTGCCCTTTTAATCTTTTAAGAATACTGATTAACCATCACCATACCAGTCTTGGATACAGCCAATTCACGCTTGTATCCAATAAAATATTGCTGGTTACATCCAGTAGATAGATTACCATTTTCAGTATCGGTAACATATTTTACAAATGCTCTTATTGCCGAATTACCATTCATCATTTCCATACCCATCTGATCCTTAAGATATACACCTTGAATATTAAGAGCATCCACGTTACCTGTCGCCATCGGTGTTCCGTTGAAAAACATAGTATCTGTTAGTGGTTCAAGAGCCAATTTAATATCACAGCCAAAAACTGGACGAGGAATTGCTGGATTTATATAATCATAAATATCAGATGCTCTATCATACTGAACTGGTAATTTAGCATCGTTGTTGGGGTAAAGATTCACATCATTTATAGCAAAATTTAATTGTTTAGAACTATATTGAGGAGTAGATGAATGATAATTACCAAAAATTGTTGGAATACCTACACCAGTTAAATCTCCTGCTTGTTCTATAACTTTAATATTACATAATTTATAATTATTAGAACCAAGTTGGCGATTAGCCTCAAATGTTGTATCTGTTCCACCAAAATCAGAGGATGTAATTGTAAAAAGTTGAACGGCATAATCCTCAAAAGGGAAAGCAATACCACCATTAGCCTCACTATGAGCCTCTACACGAGCCATCACCTCAGGATTCTCAAACACAAGATGATCTGATATTAAAAATAATCCTTGCTGGTCTATTCCTGAACCAGAGGCATATGTTCGTGCGTCAGGAGATGCGTATGGTGTGCCGTTATTAGTCAAAGGACATAATACTTGACCGAATACCGAATCTTTTTCAAACTCTATTTCTATATAAATTCTCTCCATTATTTGAACTGGTAACTGATGCGAATAAAGTAGTGGAAATAACTCAGTAAGACTTACCCTGAATTGCTGTAAAAATGTTCCTGTAGCACCTTTATATAACTGGAGAACTTGGGGTTTAGACCAAGTTAGACTATCATTTAGAGGAGATGCGGTATTAGTTGCCGAATATTGAACTGGGTCACCAGCAACTCTTAGTAAATTTTGAACCGATGCTGGGGTTGTAGCATAATCATTATAACCAGTTTCATTATACACATATGAAAGAAAAGAGCCGTCCATATAGGGAGCAACAAACCTATTATATTCACTTGTTCTAAAAGGTTTTTCAAATACTTGTTTTTTATTAAAATCTCTTTGGTCGCATAAAATTCTACCAGACTGAGTTAAAAGTCTGGCTCTTTTGATGGCGGAATGACATCCAACAGCAAGGGGAAAAGATGCCCCCTCAAAATTAGGAGGAACAACAAACTCTACATAGGCACTACCACTATTCATAATACCAGCATCAGGAACTTGGAATCTAACTAAATTACCTGAGAGATAAGATACTGGCTGTGTTTTATAATTATAGAGTGTCGCAGAATGAGGTTGGCTCATAGGCTGAAATTTTAGTTCTTCAGGCAAATTCATTATATATATATTTAAATATAAATATAATATTAATTTTCTTCAAACTTTTTAGTTCATCACCGCTACACCATTTTCATCAAATACTATCATAGTTTTTGCTAAAACAAAGGCATACATGGCATTTGTTCTCGCATCTGCTAAATCACATTCAAGATTTAATGTAAGTGGTTTTCCATCAAAATCCGCTCCAGTCATAGAACTAAAAAAATCATATCCTACACCATAAACTTGATTCAATTTATTAAACGCCTTAACTTGATTCGCAAGTGTATATTTATAATCACTTGCTCCTATTGCGAATCTCACATCATTAGTAAATCCATTTGTAGATAATTTAGGATTGGATTTAGTATGAACGTTTTTCAACGCCTGTAAATAATATTTTTGTAATTCACATTCCAAAGATTTATCAACAATATCAATAGGAAACATAAGAGGAAATTCTACCCCTGACCTCATAAACCGAACTTTTGTAAATTGCTGTGTATCATTTGATGCGGATATAACTCTTGTTGATTGATATTCATTTAGTGATAAATTATTAACTGAACTCGTAGGAGTAAATTTAAAAAATACAGATATAAGTTCTTTAATACCAAGATTAAACTGAGCGTTTGTTTGAGATGCCTGTAATACAGAAAATAGAGATGTAAATGTATTACACTGTAGAACACCTTTCTTTTGATTCATAAGAGCAACTTTTTCCTCAGCACTTGGGCTATAAGTAGAACATTCCAATTTCAAATCAAATAATTCGTATTTAATTCTCGCAAGTTTATCAGGGTTAGCACTTGTTTCTGTGCTAAAGAATACAGCGTTGTCGGCCTGTAATTCAAGAGTTACTGTTATTCCATTCAAATTTGATAGAGGTAGTTTTTGTCCACTCGCCATAGTAAGACCAGTATAAAGTGGTGTAGAGAACCGAATACCATTTGCCTTACCACTACCACCTGAACCACTCGCCAAAAAGTAACCAGCATTTTGAACTATAAAATCAGATCCATATTTAGTATTTTGAGTGGAAAGATTACCAATTTGTAAATCATTTTGATAATTAGATGTTTGATTTAGAGCAGGTAAAATACACTGTAACAATTGTCCGTAATTTTGGATTTTTTCAATACTTTGTCTATTTCCACCAGTTGAACTAAATTCTACACTCCTAAATATAGAGTTAATTCCTAAATACTGGTCAAGGAAAATCTTTTTATATTCACCAGACGAACCTTGAGTCATCGCCTCATTATTAGTAAATCGCAAAGAACCAGTAATACGAATTGATGCTGGGTCAAGCAAAACAGGAGCATTTGGCAGTTGAAACTGAATAATATTATTTCCAGCAAAAGAATAGGAGTTATTACTCGGATTGTTTGCTGGTGGTATAATTAGATTCTGAAGTCCGTTACCAAGTCCAGTAATTTGTTCTACAGTCGTCATATGAATTTAACTTAGATTATCTTTTTTGGGTTTTTTTTCTAATAATGGTTTTTCTGGAGGGTGTTCGGTAATTAAGTCATCATTTGACCTTAATAGATTATTAATATCAACATCCTCAGGTTCATTAATTAACCATTTACCTTGATATATAGGAGTTTCAAAACGATTATAAACAATAGGTGGGTTTTCTCTGAGATTCATAGACATAAAACTATAAGGTTGGTCATAAATACAATATACATATAATTTCATAAAGTTACCATTTAAAAATCCATCCAACTCCTCAGCCATATCTTTAATAGTTTTTGTATTAGGAATTTTCATTACAATTATACAACCAGTATTTCCTCTTATCATAGGTGGTAATGCCTTATAATACTGAGAAACATAAACTAAATAACCAATATTATAATGACGAAATTTAGTTGCTAAATGCGATGCTCCACTACCTTTTCCACGAGGTTTTATATATTGGAGAGCATCATCAAAAATTAACATTATTCGTGACCTATCCTCTTTGGGTGTTTCCATTTGAAAATCTAATAATGCTTGTAAATATTCATCAGTATAATCAGATACTATTTCTACATCATCATCATCAACTATATGCCGATATGTATCATCATTTAATGCTGTTGGAGAGATTAAAACTACTTTGTCCATGCGACCCCTAAAAAAATCATCATTCTCAATCATATTGGCTAATAATACTGATTTACCTGCTTTAAAAGCACCATATATAGTAATAACTGTTGGTTGTTTGGGTAAATGTGGATGTAATCCCTCATTAACATCAATATCATTATCAGGAGGTTTTACTGGTAGCACTATAGGTGGGTTCATTATATATTATATTATATTATTAATACCATTTGTTTCTCCGAACATTTGGATACATTAACTTATGAACTGTATCTTTTTGTTTTTGTTCTTTATCCTCTTTTTGTTGTTTAATCCTTTGTTCCTCTCTAATTTTTTGTGCCTTATTTAACATTACTTCGTGCTGTTGATTCAAAGCATTTTTTATAATATTATCAACCTCAGATCTCTGAATAAATTTACTCATATCAGGTTGTTGAATAAAATATTGTGGTTGTTGAGGTTGTTGATAATTTTCTGGTGGAATATTATATGTTACTCTTTTTGTCGGTTGTTGTGGTGGTTCAGTTTGTTTTTGTGTGGGGGGTGGTGATGGGGTGTCTTTACTTTCTTGACTAACAGGCATTTTTTCTTTTAATTTTTCCGCTCTCTTTGCTTGTGCCTTTTCTCTCATTCTTTGGAGATGTTCCATTTGTTTTTGAGAAACTGGTTTTTTCTTTTTAGGTTCTGCTTTTACCTCAGGAGCAGGTGGAGGTGGAGATGGAGCAGGAACATCTACTTTTACTTCATCCTCAGGGGGTTTTACAAATATTTCCTCTTTTGTTGGCTTAGGCGGTGCTGGAGGCGGAGTTGGCGCAGGTTCAGGTAACTTTGGAAACTTAGACATATCCATTTTATATTATAAACAATATTATTATTTTAATATTTTTTATAATTTTAATTAGTTAATATCTTAAACCATTCTCAACATACTCCCATTTCTCGGCATATCATCACCGATTAAATAAAACACCAATTGAGTATTACTTAATGCTGGTATAGAATTCATAAATCTATCAGTTAATCGTATGGATAATTGTGATAATTGTATAGGTGATGGATTATTTAATTTAATATAAAGTGGTTCATAAGCATTCCAACATAAACTGGATGTTTGCGTTCCATCAACATCTGTATTAATTATTGAAATAGAATCATATTTATTGATACAAGCAACTAATTTAGTTTGTAATTGATTCATAGAACCCATAACGGATGTATTAGGTAAATCCTCAAGGTGAACATATATTCCAAGTCCTATCGGATCACTCACAGCATCAGATGCTACATAAGTTCCTACAGCAGATTGATAATTAGGTGTAGCACTTGTTCCATCACAGAATATGGCTCTGCGGTCACCTGATGCTAATTTAAATTGAATTACATTAGTAATATTTGGTTTGAGGAACGGATTAACAATAGGAACTGGTGTATATAAAGTTTTAAATGTATCAAATATTGTTTCCTCACCAACTACTATAGATGTATGAGATGCTACTGAATAAATTGGTTTGGTTGGGTCTGTAGCATCCTCGCTTAATCCTGCGTGTGATGGTCGCCTATTTGTTGAAATAAATTCTGCGTCATTTTTATTCTTAACAGGAAAATAATTAAGTATTGGAGTAACATTTAAATAAAAGTCCCTATTGAAAATACAATTAGGAATTATCATATTTTGGGCTACATAGGCCTGAACTTTAGTTTCGTTTAATGTTCCAGCATTATTTGCTCCATTACTTACTAAATCTAAAACATTACTTTGAGTTGCTGTTGGAGCAGTTGATGGACTTGGTGGAGTTATTACAGGAACAAGAGTTGGAGATGATATTAAATCTCCTGATAATCCACCAATCCCATATCTTGCTTGTAATGGATAAGTAGCAATATTAACAAATCCCTCAACTGCTTTTATTTCATCAGGTGTTGTAATAGTTTCCTCCGCCCATTCTTTAATCCAAGATACTGAACCTGCTGGTGTTGGATCTGATGGTAATTTTCGTGTAGCAACTATTTGTATTTTCTTTTCTTTTACGGCAATATCATAATTACCAGCAAAATATAATCTTTCAAAAATAATTTTACTTGCTTTATTAACAATTCTTAAACCACGCATTACTGTATTTTTTTCAAATGGAGTATTAATATCATCTTGTAAAGTAAATTGACGAGCAAATAAAACAGCATCACTAAATTCATTATCAGGTTGAGGAACTGTAGCCGAGCGAGGGTCAAGACTCATAAAACGTCTATCTCTTTGTGCTGGTGTATCACCTGATAGTGGAATATTCTCAGGGTCAAGATAACCAGAATACGGAATATTATAAAGTATTTGAGCCATCCGATCACCACAAGCAAGACATACTAATCTTGTTGAATATTCATCTAATCCATCAGTCCATTCAGTAGGATTGGTCGCATTAACACCATTTGCCTCTTGGTCGGTATATAAGATTCTTTTAGACCTTTCAATACCAAATATAGCCAAATGTTGAGGTGCTGATGTTTTTGCTGGTTCATTTAATTTATATACAAATCTTGGACTTTTTGCGAATTTTGAATTTATATCAATTTTTGGTAATGTTACAAAGAAATAATCAGCACAAATCCACTTTCTAATAACATTTTGTTTCAAACATTCTAAACCATAAGCATATCCAGCCAATTCAGATGGTAAAGTAGAACCAGTAGTAGTATTTGTATAATGATTTTGGGCATGAGTATAAGCCTCCTTTACAAATGGATTGTTTGAATTTATAGGCATAAGTCTATCTAATTCACCTGTGATATAATCCGATTCCCATCTATCTAATCCAAAACTATATGTTCTGCGTCCTGCGTCATTATTAATACGACCAACACCTGCTACAGGTGTATTAACTGCTCCAACTCCAGTAGCAGATTGTGATGCTTTAAAATAATCCATTTCAATATATCCGTTAGCATCACTCATTCCATTATTTGATGTTTTACCCATTCCCTGACGTTTTCCCCAAGGAATTATAGTTGTTGGAGCATTTCCAACAACATCAAATTTAATTCCTGTTACTACTCCTGCTGATGTTACTTTATTTAATTTAACACTATCTCTTATATCTCCACCAATCAATCCCCTGAAATTATCATTATTTAAAAACTTTACATCACTTGCGTAAGGCATCTGGGCTTGATTGGGTGGAGATGTTGTAGTATCATAAGTTACTGTATTATAAGGAATATTAAAATTAACATTAACCTCACCAGTTGTTGGCGATACACTTGTTGATACTTGAGGATTTCTTTGTAGTGATGGAGTAGCAGATAACTGTAATCTTTTTACTACCTCCTCCCAATAATTTAACAAAGAAAGATTTTCACCTTTTGGTGAATATATAACCATAGGAATATCAGTAGGACTAAAATTTTGTTGTGCCTCAAATAATTTCATATTTTGATAATAAGTTCCGTATTTATCTGTTCCTGAACCACCAAAAAATAATGCTAATGCTGGTTCTTGGCGATTATCAGTTTGTGCTGAATCAACCAAGACTTTATTTAATTCTTTTTTGATTTGGAACAGAGCCTGACATAAACCAATTTTAGCATTAGGGGGTATAGTTAAAACTGAATTAAATCTATTTGTAAAATCAGATCCACTATTACCGAGATTTTCTTGCGAACCATCGCTACCCTGAGCGTTAGGAGTATATTGCGAACTACTCAACTGAATCAAAGACATTATATATAATAGTAATAAATAAAAAAATTCATTATTTTTTTCTAAGTATTTAGTATATGGATAAACAAAAAACATTAAATCAAATGGATTTTGAAAAGCATAACTTTGATAATATGGCTTTTGTAAAAGATATGAAAATGCCTGATAAGAAAACCCCTAAATTGAAAAAATCAGATATATTTGAAACTAAAGATAAAAAGAAATTAGACCCTATCACTAAAAAGAAAGGGTCTAAAAATGGTATTTATCCATTTCAAATAAAGCATAAACGAGGTAAAGTTGAAATGTCTTAATTTTCATCATCGCTTTCTGCGACAACTAAACCATATAATTTCAATTCTGCTCTTTCACGATAATTCATTAAATGACCACTAACAAGATTTTCTATTTTTAATTCTTCCATCATTTTCTCATAATCTTGTTGTCTTTCCTCATCATCTCTTCTCCAGTCATACATACAACAATCATCTGCTATATCTTTTTCAATATAAGGCTTTTCTACCTCCCACCCCATTCTTTCAATATGATTTTTTATTATCTCTGCTACTGGGTGTTCCATATGTAAAGATATTTTACGCTGTAATTCAACTGGTAATCTATTGCCTAATATGTTCTCCATTACTGATATTGATTTAGACTTTATCTCTAAATCAATTTCATATAGGTTCAAAAAATTCAGGTGGTGCTATAACTGCTATACTTTCTTGTGATACTAATAAATGAACTTGAATTAATTTATTTGTAA